GATTTTTGGTTGGAAGGAGTTCTCACCAACGGCACGAACCATTTGGAGAGGAACATATGGGCAGTAGAACAGACCTGCGTCATAAGGAGAAGTGCCCTTATAACCGACAACGTAGTACTGATTAGCAGCGGCGTTTGCAGAATAAGGATCGATGTAGACACGATACTTACCTTGGAGAACACCAGCAAAGGTGTTGCCAGTGTCATCAACGTTCAGATTAGCGTTGAGTGCAGGAGTGTAGTCGAGTACACCAGCCATGGTCAGAGCAGAAGCAACGTCTGCGGAGCAGAGGATGATGTTGCCCTTTCCTCTACGAGTGCGCTGTGCGATTGCGTTAGCGTCTCTCTCGATTTGGAACAGAAGACCCTTGAACTTCTCAACAGACCAGCGACCGTTGGAGTCGATGTCGAGGTCAAACTCACCACCGGTAGCAACGTTAGCGGTTGCACCCTGTTCAGCAGTCTTATAGATGGTTCTGATGACTTCGCGGTTGATCTCGGCAAGAATCTCAGTAGAGAGAATGTTTGCCAATTCCGCTTCAGCATTCAGACCATGGATTGCCTTGAGGTCTTGTGCGAGTTCTAAAGAGTACTCAGCCTTGAGTGCTCTAGACTTAGCAGTAACAGTGACCTTCTCGATGCTGAATGCCATCTGGTTGAAGGCATCATCACCAGTACCATCAAGTCCTTCTGATACATCAGTTCTCATTCCCTGACCGACACTGTAGTCAGTCTCGGTTGCAGATGAAGTTGGGTTGAGGACAGCTGGGTTAGTACCAGACTGACTGGTAGTACCCATACCAACAGAGGCATCGGTTACGCCAGTTACATCATCAAGACCTTTAGGTTGTCCAGAGAATGCTGTATCTGCTTCGTCGTAGAATGCTTCTGCACCAGTTGAAGGATTGGTGTACTTGGAACGCATCGCAAAGATGAGTCCAGTAGGACCAGACATTGGCTGAACACCTGCGAGGTCATATGCGACCAAGTTAGGCATAGAACGACGGATCAGAGAGATCAGAACTGGATCAAAACCGGCAGCAGTATTTCCGGTATGACCACCCTGAAAACCATCAGAACCAGAACTCATGGTTGGTGCTTCAGTCAGGAATGAACCGGACTGAGAGAAAGCTTGTTGCTCTTTGAGGAATTTTTCTTGGTTTTCCAGCAGGACAGAAGTAACGGCTCTACGATGAGAATCTTTGATCTCCTCGCAACCTTCATGATTGAGAAGGGGTGCCCACTTTTCCTGCAATTGTTCGGATTGGAACATTTGCGTTTACCTTAGTGATTGTTTACGTTTGATTTAATATTAAATTCAGTTTTTTGTGCCAAATGAACCCAAAGTTTTCATATATGCAGCCATTGAGTTTGAGTATGACTCATGGTCATTACTCATACCTTCAGAAAGGGTTTCAGTTTTAGCAGCGGAAGACTCTTTCTTGGAGGCGAAATACGACTCCTTGAGTGTTTCCAGTTTTTCACGATAAGATTCTTCACTTTCAAACTCTACACTTTCGGAAAGTGAGGCGAGCTTCTCTTTCTGAGTCTGTGCGAGACCTTCAGAGACTTGATCTAAGATTCCATCAGCAACCGACTCGGAGAGACGTGCATTGAGGGAAACATTTTTCTCAATTTGCTCGTTGAGTTTTGTCTCCATATCATCAAGTTTTTCTACCATGCTTTCAAGTACATCATATTTGTCTTCAGGGATTGATACATAATGTTCTTCAAAAAGATTTTTCATTCCAGAGAGGAATGATTCAGTCATATCGGTTTTAAGACCGTGCTCAACTGCGAGTTGATTTTCTTCCATCCACTCGTCAGAGACATATTCAAGATAAGAATCAACACGCTCGGTGAGTGATTCTTTAGCAGCAACAATTTCTTCTACGAACTTCTCTTCGTATTGTGCTTCTAATTGCTCTTTGATTTGAGCAACCTTAGAATTGATTGCTGCCTCGAAGATTGTTTTTGCTTTTTCTTGGAATTCTTCGGAGAGTTCTTCACCTTGGAGAAGTGCATTGACATCTTCTTCGATGTCGTACTCTTCTATAGTTTCTTCTTCAGCAACTACCTCTTCTTCAGTAGTTTCTTCTTCAGCAACTACCTCTTCCTCAGTAGTTTCATCTTCTGCTACTACTTCTCCTTCGACTTCCTCTTCTTCTTTCATACCTGCAGGCATTGAATCTGCTTTGCCCGCAGACTTAGTTACGACAT